GATTTGAAAGTGGCAAGAAAAAAAGAAACCGCTAAGGGTAATATCTCTGAGGATAAATCCTCAGCCCACCTCAACGGCTCCGGCATTAAGATAAATGATTTGATTGACTATGTCAACACATACTCTGCCAAGACTATTAAAATCAATGGCGTGGATCGCCCGACAAGAAACAGCAATGATCAGCCTATGGCTAAGACCGAAGAGGGGTTGAGGGCTTTTTATAAATGGTTTGGCGACAGTAAAGTTGTGGATGAACAGGGCAGACCGCTTGTCGTTTATAGGGGGGCAAGCACACAAATCAACAACATTGATTGGGATTCTCATGATACAAAGGGAAATTTAGGTGGTGGTGCTTATTTTGTTGATAATAGAAATACTGCAGAGAAATTTGGAAATGTAGAAACACCTGTTTATCTTAGATTAGAGAATCCTATGTCTTATGGAGATATGCTCGAAGAAGATAGCGCAGAAGAGCTTAAGGAATATATAGAAGAGGAATATATAGACACAAATGATGCGCTAGGCACTTTTGAAAGTCTGGTTATGGATTACGGCTTAAGGAAAGCTGGTAAGATATTTAAAGAAATAACAGGATATGATGGAGCTTTTTCAGAATATTATGGCGATACTCAATATACAACTTGGGAGCCTCAACAGATAAAATCCGTAGACAACCGAGGCACGTTTAGCAAAGAGAGCAATAATATTTATTATCAGAGTGAGGAAGATTTAAATAATGCGGTTGACCTCACGGATGTATTCCAAGGCAAGCCTACGGCGGAACAAGTCGAAACGTACTTAAACAGCCTGATTAACAAGCCAATGGATACGGCATCAAGCCCATTACAGGTTCAGGTTACAGAGGGAAACAAAGCTCACGTTGTACGCTCAAATGTAAAACTCAATAAATCACAGCAAAAGCGACAAAACACAGCTTTGGCGACTCTGGAAAATGTCGTAAATAATGCGCTTAAAACAGACAGGGACGGAACTGTTGATTTGAGCCATAACGGAGAAAAGACCCTAAAGCACAAAGCAAATGTCGAACAGTATGTTTATTTTGAAACGCCTGTAAGAATCGGTGAGCAATACTACATTGCTGAACTTGCTACGGAACAGGTAAAAGGGCAAGACCCGAATTTGTTGGATTTGTACAATGTGAGGGTAAAAAGAAACTTCCCGAACGAACCATCAGACAAAATGTCAGGCTCTTTATCGGGAAGTTATGAAAATAGTATAGCTAACAAAGGAAATCTTGTCAATAATAATTTTCAAAACGACAAGGCATCGCCTCGGGGGATGTATGAGAAAGGGAAGCGGACAATCACGTTGTTTGAGAGGGCTAATCGTTCGACAGCGGTACACGAGATAATGCACTCGTGGAGTGATGAGATGAACAGGCTTTATGAACAGACGAAAAGTGAAAAGATAAAACAGGACATAGCGGTAAAAGAGGCATGGACTGAACAAGAATTTGCAAGAAAGTTTGAGGCGGTAGAGCGAGCAAACGGATATGCGGTTATTGATAAAGAAACAGGAAACGTTGTATATGACAGAAACGGAAACGGCTTTGGTTCGGAAGAGCAAGCCAAGGAATACGCAAAAGAGGAAATATTCGCTAGAGGCTTTGAAACGTTTTTAATGGAAGGCAAATCACCGAGCAAGACTTTAAGACAGGTATTCTTAAACTTTATGGCTTGGTTAAAACGCATTTACCAAAGAGCAAGCGCATTGAATATAGAATTAAGCCCCGAAGTTCGCAACCTGTATTCGGAATTATTAGGCGGTGCAGACTTAGACTTTTTCTTAAATAATTCGCCTGAGGCTTTTGTTGAAAAACGCCTTGAGTTGAGTGGCGAAAGGAAAAAATATTTAGACGATATAATCACAAGGGCGGTAAACACGCAAGAGCCGGCACCGACAGCAAGAGCAAGAGTGAACAACGCTTGGGTGGATTCGATTAACTGGCTGAAAGGCTTAGGCACTTTGGAAACAGGAAAACCGAAGACTGGAAAAGGCTTGTCGGAAATTTGGGAAAAATCGATGATTCCATTATCGACAGTCGCAGGCAGAATCAGCCCGAAGATAAAAAAGCGGATGAGAGATTATGAATTTGCTATCTTGAGAGGGTTAAAAAAGAAGTACGAAGCAGTCGAGCCGTTTTTGAAGACAATGGCAAAAATGAGCCGTGAAGACCAAATCGCTTTGGACTATGCGCTTAAAAACGATTATGTGGACAAGCGAGATGAAGTCCTAAGCAAGTACGGAGCGGAAAAACAGTTTGAAAGTGTATCTAAAATGTTAAATGAGATATACGACCAAGCCCTAAACGCAGGTATTGATTTAGGCTACAGACCTGATTATTTTCCGAGAAAAGTAAAAGATGCAAGCGGCTTGCTTGGGTATTTGCACGGAAGACCCGAGTGGACAATGTTTGAAGAGGTATTGGAAAAGGTAGACCCCAAAGGGACAATGAAAGCGGAAGAGCAAGTCGATTTTATCGATAACTATTTGCGAGGGTTTACAGGGGTGAATGCGGTAGATGTAAAATATGGTTCGGAAAAGGCAAGAGGTATTGACGTTATCACGCCTGAAATCAATCAGTTTTACAGCAACAGCATTGAGTCGTTAATTCTGTATGTTGAGGGAATGAACAGACGAATTGCAACCGCTCAATTACTCGGTGGTGAGAAAGCGACCTATGAAGAAAGCATCGGCGGATATATTAAATATCTTTTGGATAACGGACAAATCAAAGAGAGCCAAGTTGACGATGTGAGAGAAATTTTACAGGCAAGGCTTGGTGAAAGAGGCGTAACCAATCAGGGTTTGAAGAGCTTGAGGGACTTGTCGTATATCTACACAATGGGCGGTATCAACTCGGCAATCACCCAAATTGATGACTTGGGCTTGTCAGTATATAAAGGCGGATGGTTAAACACACTCTCTGCAATGATTTCAAAAAACAAAGTAACCATAAAGGATTTGGGGTTGGATGTTATCTCGGACGAGTTTAGGGATTCTAGCAAGCTGTCCAAAGCGTTGAATAAAGTATTCAAAGCGACAGGTTTAACCAAGATTGATACGTTCGCCAAAGAAACTTTAATCAATGCGGTTTTGAAGAAATATCAAAAAATGGACACGGAAGATTTAAGACGTGTACTCGAGCCTATTTTGGAAGATTCCACAGCGGACACAATCGAAGACATAAAGAAAGGCGTTTTGTCGGATGATGTGTTGTATATTTTGTTTAATGATTTGTCAGATATGCAACCGTTGACAAAGTCAGAATTGCCGGCATATTACAACCAAGGCGGAAACCTAAGAATTTTGTATATGCTTAAATCTTTTGCAATCAAAAGAATAGACACTTTCAGAACTGAATGTTTTGACAAAATAAGAACACCAGGGAAAAGAAAAGAGGGTATGCAAAACCTTATGCGACTTGCTTTTGCGTGTATGCTTTTGGGCGTTAACAGAGACTTTATAATCGATTTGCTTTACGGGCGGAAAGTCGATTTAAGCGAAACTGTTATAAACAATTTGTTAGGCTTGGTAGGTATAAGCAAGTTCCAAGTATATCAGGCAAGGGATAGAGGCTTTACAAGCGTGTTTAAGGATTTGACGATACCGCCGATTTTTGCAGTGTTTGATGACCTAATCGGAGATGTGAAGAATGTAGCCGAGGGAAAGCGGAACATAAAAGATATGGAAGTTTTGAAAGGTATTCCTTTGGCAGGAAGATTCTATTACTGGTGGGTAGGAAGAGGAAGAGAGAAAGAAAACAAGAAAAATAAAAAAACGACAAAGTATTGATTAAAAGAAATAAAGAGATATAATAAGGTGGGAGGTAGCCAATGACACTTATATCAAATTTTGCACCTGAGCGACAGCAGGGAAACGGAAACACAAAAGAATTTTCTTATAGGTTTAATGCACTCGAGGAAGAAAATATCGCCGTATATATCGAGAAAGACGGAGTACAGACACCGTATTACAATTTTACAGCGACAGTGAGTGATGAGGGCGGAATTGTAACTCTGGACAAAGCACCGAGTGCCGATGAGTGGGTTGTTATCAACCGAGAAACCGAGCCTGAACAAGATATTCCGTATTCGACATCGTCAGGATTCGATGCGCAAGTCGTAGAGGGTTGTTTTGATAAAGATATGGCAGTTATCCAAGAAATGAAAAACAGCCTCACAAGAACACCTAAATTGCCGATTGGCTATAACGTGGACTTAACGTTGGAAGCACCAAGCCCAGGCAAAGCTATTGCGTGGAACGATGAGGGGACAGGCTTTGTGAACTCAACTCTTAATTTGGATACGGCGGAAAGTTTAATCAAAGGCTATAGAGATACAGCAGTTGCCTCGGCAAATAGTGCTAAGGCAAGCGAAACAAACGCGCTTAATTCAATTAAACAGGCTAATGATTTACTTAACGAAACGACACAGTATGTAACAGACCAAAAAAATGAAATCAGTACATTAACAACTGAGTCAGTCGCAACAGTTACAGATGCACGAGATACAGCTATTAACACTATCGATAGCGCAGTAGCAGATGCCAAGTCAACCATTGACACCTATGTGCAAGCTGGTGAAGATATGATTGATACAACGGCAAACGATGCTAAAACAGACATTAACACGACTGTTGCCGATGCTAAAAACGAACTCTCAAGCACTATTGAATCAGCAATAGAGGACGTAAAAGCCGAGGGCGTTAAAGCCGCTAAAGATGCTATTCAGGACGTAACAGATTCTGCAGAACAGGCTAAAGAAGATGCAGACAGAGCAGAGACAGCCGCTAATAAGGCTGAGAGCATTGCGACAAACCTAAGCAGTGCAACGGAAACAACTGAGGGCATTATCAGACTGGCAACAGAAACAGAGGCTTTAGAGGGCTTTGATAACTCAACAGCAATTACACCGTTGACAGCAAGCAAGATAGCCTATGACAATGTCGGGCGTGTTATTCAGTTGAGCTTTAACGGAACTTTGTCGGATGATGTTATTACATTTACACCTACTGAGGGTGAGGCTTACGATATCCGACAAGGTTATGAGTACGAGATTGACTTACTGCTTGAGGCGGTAGGAGACATTGACAATCCGTCAATGGTGCTGTTGAACGGTACAAAGGCTATTACGATTCTTAACGCTATTCACACAGACTCAACAGCTTTGTTGAACACTGATGATATGGCGCAAGTTATGGAGTACTCAACAGACGTAGGGTACAGGTGGATATTCCGTGCAAAGTATGTAGAGCTTGAAAGCGGTAGCAAAGTCTTTTATATGGAGCGACCTGTTGTAAACATTAAGTCTGCACCAGACGTTGACGGTGAAACGGTTGTTATCAATTCCGATGAGCAATTGCAAGCCGTAGGTGTTATCGATACAGGCACGACAACAGCGCGCAAGTTCTGGAGTGGTACACAAAAGGAATACAATGAGCAGATAAAAGTGCCAGATGCAAACACTCAGTACGACATCACCGATGACTTTACAGCGGCAGTTTACGAGGCTTACAGCAAGAGCGAGACAAATTCTTTGCTGGATAATAAAGCCGACACCGAGCTTGCAAACCTTACGAATACAGCAAAAGAAAGCATCGTAAGTTGGGGCATGCCGGACTATACAGCAGGAGTGAGTGTTGCAGTCGGGGCAACGGTAACCGCAACGGTCGATTCCGTTTATATGGGGTATTGTAGTGTTAGTACATCGGGTGGTAAAACTAGCATATCTGTCAAGCTTTATGATGAAAATGGCGAGCAAATCACGGAAGCCGGTAACCGTTATATTACCAGTTCAGGCACTGCGTCCTTTGCAAGTGCCTCTATTCCCGTGCCAAAGGGGTATGCTATCAAACTAGAGACCGGCGAAAATCTAAAATATTCCGTATTATATCCGTTGAAAGGAGTGAGCAATGCTTAAATATGCAAAAGTTTTGAATAAAGAAATAGGGCTTTGTGAAGTCGGTACAGGCACAAACGCTGCTTTTTATCAATCTATCGGAATGAGCGAAACAGACGTTGAGCAAGCCTATAACGGTGATTGGTACTTGACCGGATATGCACCTGAAAAACCTGCAAGCGTGATTGCAGAAGAAGAAATTGAAGAGTTAAAAGCATACCTCACAAGCACAGACTATGTCGCCATCAAAATTGCCGAGGGTGAGGCAACAGCTGATGAATACGCCGAAGTGTTGGCAAAGCGCAAAGAAAGCCGAGCAAGAATTAACAAGCTTGAGGCAGAGTTAAACCCTGTTGAAGATGATAGGGAGATTGAAGAAGTAACGGAAGAAACCGAGCTAACAGAAGAAAACAATGGAGAATAACAGTCAATGAGAACAAGAACGCCAACCAACTATTCTGACACAAAGATATACTTAATAACCAATATTATCAACGGTAAGGTATACGTTGGTCAAACTACTGGTGAAATAAAAAGACGTTTTCAGAGCCATTGTCTTAAAAATAGCGGATGCACATTTTTACATAATGCAATTTGCAAATATGGGAAAAATAGTTTTATCATCAGGCAGATAGACCACGCCCATACAAAAGAAGAGGCTGATGAAAAAGAGAAATATTATATAAAAATGTATGACTCGACAAATCATGCAAAAGGATATAATATTACAGAGGGTGGTAATTCAGTTCCGTTCAAAAACACCAAAAAAACAATCTGCATAGAAACTGGTGAAATATTTGATAGTGCAAGTTCAGCAGGAAGAAAGTATAACGCTAGTATTAGTACATTAATAGGTGTATGCAGAGGAAGAAAAAAGACTTGTAACGGTTACCACTGGGCTTATCTTGATGAAAATGATAATCCTATTATAGAACATCTTGACCTAACAACTTTACCGAGAAAAAGAGGTGTGCGTTGTGTTGAAACAGGTGAAGAATATAATTGTATTGTTGACGCCTGCAAAGATAAACAATGTTCTCCATCTCAATTAGGATTAGTGGTTAAAGGAAAGCGTAGTATGAAAACAGCTGGTGGCTATCACTGGGAGTACGTTGATAAGAGATACAATCCTAAGGTTATAGAACATTTTGATGCTGATTTACACAAGAATCCACAAAAAGTTATTTGTATTGAAACAGGAAAAGTCTTTGATAGTATTTCAGAGGTGGCAAAGTTCATGGGAGTATATAGAAGTAGTATTTATGACTCTTTACGTTATGGACATAAATGCCGCGGGTTACATTTTAAATTGATAGAAAGGAATTAGATTATGGGAATTTACTTAGGGACTAAACTTATTGCAGGAGCGACTGTAGTTCCTGTAGGTTCGATTTTACCTTTTGCAGGACAATTTACCCCGGATGGATGGCTATTGTGTAACGGACAGGAAGTAAGCAGAACAACCTATGCAAACCTGTTTAACGCTATCGGCGAAACCTACGGAGCTGGTGACGGCAGTACCACTTTTAATTTGCCCAACCTAACAGACAAAACAGTTTGGGGTGCTAATAGCAATGTTGGTACTGTTAAAGAGGCTGGATTGCCGAATATTGAGGGTACTGCTAAATTTTATGCAGCAATAGAGAGTGCAACGGGTGCGTTATACATATCCGCAACAGACCAAAGAAAAGAAAACTCATCAAGCAGTAGTGCAGTTAGTGACGATTTATCTATTGATGCCTCACTCTCTAACAGCATTTACGGCAACTCTGACACAGTTCAACCACCAGCTTTATGTCTGAATATGATTATTAAATATTAAGGGCTTGACTAATTCCGTTGATTTTGCTAATATATCGGCAATAATAACAATAAGGAGCGAGGCAAATGGACGAAACAGTTAAAATTCTTTTGGAAACAAATAAAGCACTTATGGAAGCAAACGAGCGGACATCGGCCAGTGCAGGTAAGCGGTTGTTTTGGACAGTTGTTTTTTTGTTAATTCTCTTAGCTTTCTCAATCGGTGGGAATATTTATCAAGCGACACAAAAATCCGAGATTTCAGTTGAAAACTCATCGTCTTTTGAACAATCAAACAACAACATCAATACGGCGGTTAGTGAATAATGAATAAGTCGATTTCTAAAACAACAGGTTTAATGAGAGCCAACAAAACAATCAAAAACACAACAAACGGAAAATCCGTTATTAAATTGACTGTTAGAAACGGCTCAAAGATTAAAATCAAAGGAGCGACTCGTGTTCACGGATAATCAGAAAAGAGAATATATGAGAATGTTTTTCGAGGGACAGCCGAAAGAATATTATACCGCTATCCTTAAAAGAATGAGATTAACTCAACAGTCCAGAGCTTATTTGACTTATCGGTATGTCTTTGCTCAATCGGACAAACAAATCGCAAGAGCTTTAAGTTTGTCGTGGTTTTATGTCAATAAACAAATCAACAAAGCATTAGTTGAAAGCTACGATGCTTTGAAAAACTTGTCTTATCAGGACTTTGAAACGGCTAATCAATAGCCAATCAGAAAACTTTTTATTTAGCAAAAACAAGCTCATAATCGACTATGTAAACAAAACTTTACATAGGAGAAAGATTATGAGTTTAAGTTTATCAACAGCAAACGCTGGCAGTATGGCATGGAAAGGGTTTAACACCCTGTTAGCTGCTGCCGGTACTTCAATGAGTGCGACAGCTTTGGGTTCTAAATGTGATGAAAACAAAGTTCGCGAGATTTTTAGGCAAGAAATGGGCAACGGGCGCAATGGCGGCGGATTCAATGAATCAATCTATGTGTCTTCGCCTTGCTCGGCAAACACTGGAGTAAATCGTTTTGAAATGGAGCAGTCGCAACAGATTAGCGAATTGACTTCGGCGCGTGATGTTGACACTAAGATTTTGGAATTGTACAAAGCCTCGGCACAGCACGAGAAAGAGCAAGATGCACGGTTTGTAGAATTGACTAAACAGTTGACGGATTATATCATTGAGAATAACCGTACGTTGGACAAGTTCGAATGCGACACAAAACTGAATGCACAAGCTAATTCGTATGAGCAGAAAATCCTCAATCAGAAAGTTGACGATTTGGGTGTCAACCTCAATCAGAAAATTGATTCGGGATTTGCGAATATGTTTACTTATGTCAATGGTGCTTTTCAACCTGTTAAGACTTGCACGCCGTTATACGGTTGCGTTCCTGTATCGTTCCAAGGGCAGATTATCGACACGACCGCTACAGGTACAACTGCAACTGTTGTAAGCACAGCAAGACGTAATCAGTAGGGAGACGTACAATGAGGATTAGTTTGTTAAATGCGGTGCGAGGGCTTGAAGAATATGTATCAGCCGAAGTATCTAAATTGCCATTCAGTCTTACGAATGTAGGCGTATCGATGTATGCTCAATATCTTTTGCAGACAAAAGGCGTGAAGATGTTACAGACGTTTGACACGGGGGACGGGTTTATTGACCTTGACTGCCTTGGTGAGATTGTCAATCGGCATGCCGAGTTAATGAAAGACAGCACATTTAAAACACCAGTCGGAGACTTGACGGTATCGAAAGACACGCCACAGCAAATAATGGAATACCTCAAAAAGTACGGAGAAAACTAATGAAAGACGAGCTGATAAAACGTGCTTGGCACTTGGTTGAAGTACACGAAAACTATTTAGAGAAACTGGAAACAGAGGATTTGAAACCTGCCGACCTAATGGATATGTTTGATATGCTAAAGGATTTGAGCAAGGCTATTAAAAATCTCTCAAAAGCTGAGTCTTTAAAATAGTTATACCTTGACAAGCAAGCAAAAGGCGGTTATCCTACCATTAAAGATAACCGCTTGTTTGTTAAGGCAAAAAAATGATAAGAGAAACGAGAGAAATTGTCATCAGTTATGCATCGTTGGGGGCTATTATGGGTGCTTTGGTTGTTATAATAAGACCTTATATCAGTATCAAACAGTTGATACGGGATGCCTTAATCGTTTTTGTGTTTACAGTTTTGAGTGGCTTATTGCTTGAGCAGTGGGCAGACTTTATGAATGAATCCGTGCGTACCGGAATTGCCGGTGTGTGCGGATTTTTTGCAGTCCGTCTATATGAGATTGCAGTATCAGTATTGACCAAACTTAAAAACGACCCAGACAAGGTAATTGAGGCAATCAAAAAATGATAGATGTTGAAACTTGTGTGCAACGGTTAGCCATTGAAGAGGGATGTGTATTGCACACTTATGTATGCCCGGCAGGCTATAAGACTATCGGCATTGGGCGTAACCTTGTAACTAATCCGTTGACCGATGAAGAAAAGAAAGTATGCGGCGATGTCGAGCATGGCATAACAAAGAACGCCGCTTTTTATTTGTGCCGAAATGACGTTAAAAAAGTTATGAACGACTTGGACGATAAATTCCCATGGTGGAAAAACCTTAATGATGACAGGCAGTTTGTAATGGTGTCGATGTGCTTTCAACTTGGCGTTTACGGATTGAGCAAGTTCAAAAGAATGTTAAGCTATTTATCAACAGGCTATTATAAAAAAGCGGCTGCCGAGTGTCTGGACAGTAGCTTTGCTAAGCAATGTCCGAAACGGGCGAATCGAAACGCACAATGTATTGAGAGTGGGGTTTGGCAATGGTGTTAGTGATTGCTTTGTTGTGTGCCTTGGGCTTTAGGGTTAGAGGCGGTTTAGAGATTAAAGGGCATAAAATGCCGTTAAACAAATATTGGTTTGCGGTGTTGTTTGCGTTGTGCGCTTGTTATTTGCACGGTTGGGATTTGAATTATTTTATTGTCGTAGCGATTGCGGCGAGGTTATCAACACAAATTGTCGGTTGGGGTAAATATGTCGGAGCTTGTTTGAGCGGACAGTTTGATAAGACCGAAGTTGAATGTTACATGATTGATAAGACTTTAGAGCCGTTGTATATTAAGATTAACGGCAAGCAGTATAACCTTGTGGACAAAGGCTTTTTATACGGCGTAGTTGCTTTAGGATTGAGAGGACTTATATTGTCGTTTATCATCGGGCTTGCCTTGCAGTCCATACCGTTTATGTTGTGCGGTTGGTGCATGGGACTTGTTTACTACCTTGTCGGGTTGTACAGTCGCAAGGTGAAAGCACTCACAAAAGGCGGTTGGAATTTGTCCGAGTGGGTATTTGGTTTTTATTTAGGATTAATTTTATGGTTCGTTATTTAGCTATCTTGTGTGTTTTTTTAGCCGTATGTGTGGCTTTATGCTTTTGGCGTATAACTTATCTCTCTGAAAAGAATATCACACTCACTGGCGAAAAAAAGGCACTTGCAGAGGAAATCGAAAGGCGGAATCAAAATGAAGTGGAAATCAGTCAGCGCAAGACACAACTTAAAAGCAGTATTCGAAGTGATACATCTACTTTTGATTGGAGCTATAATATCGCTCGTCTGCCTGCTATTGACGAACTGCGCAAGCAATGCAAATCCTGTAAGCGTTGAGCCGATAAACTGCATAGATGACATCGACACACCTGAGTCGATGCTTTACTGCCTTATGGAATATGACCAGAAATACGGAAGTTTAATCAAGTGAAGCAAATCAATATTGTTAGAATTGGAGAGTATGTCGGAGCCGTTAAACCTGGGCGGTGTCCGATGTACAGTTACACGCAGAAAGAGAATTTGAGAGATATGGTTAACGGCTTGCGTGAGGATTTTCCAGACTACCAGATTGTCCAAGGCGGAAAGAATGACCGAGCCTCTTTAGCTAAATTTATCATCAGGGACAAGCGGTTAAGATAATGGATATATTCACCGATTCCTCATACGACCAAGCACACGGAATAGCAGGAATTGGGCTATATATCTTGAACGGCGTAAAGCAACGGGCAATATCGAATTGGATACCTGCCGAGAATAACAACTACGGCGAAATCTTTGCGATATATCAAGCGTGCATATTGATGAACGGACACAAGGGGACAATACACACGGACAGTCAGATAGCCCTTGCCTACATCAATAACGAGGTGAAAGACAAGCCGCGGACTCGTGAGCAGTACATCAGGCACAATCAGATGAGGCTAATGGCGTACAAAGTGAGGCGAGCCTTGCCTGAGGGCGTGGAGATTGTCAAAACGAAAGCCCACACAAGACAGATGAGGCGTGAGGCAATGAGCAATCAGCTTGCCGATAACTTGGCTAAATTCGGAGTTTGCAAATTCTATGACAGATAAAAAGAAACGCCCGACAGGAACGAGGAAGTCGGGCGTAGGGGATTTATTATAACTTTTTGGAAATTAAATAAACAACGTATTTATATCAGGAAACAAATATAAGTCAAGGGGTAAAAATGAACAGAAAGAAACTACTCGAAAAATTAGACGAATTGACCTCAAAATTTGTGAGAAATCGTGACGGAAAGTGCATTTTATGCGGTGGACACGCTGGGGATATAAAAGGTTTGCAGTCGCACCATTGGATAGTTACACGAGCAAGAAGTTTGAAATACCGGTTTGACCCGAGAAACTGTGTAAGCCTATGTTATGCTTGCCATATATTTAAGGTACATCACAACCCGACAGTTGCTTTGTTGGACGAGTTAAAAGAAAGAGCAATCATCGAGGGTATAGTAACGGAAGAAGAAATCGAACAAATAAAATCGGATTGTAACGTTCCGTACAAAATGAGCTTGGCAGAAATTGAAGAAAGAATAAAAACATTGCAAAAAGCTATTGACAAGCAGTAAATATTTTAATAAAGTTATACTTGCAATCGGAAAAAATAAAAATGGGGCTTTCAGGCAGAAAGTCCGATTGCAAAAGTTTATAGCTTAAAAGCCCCACCTTTTGAAAGCAATCGGCACAATGCAATTTAAGACAAACATCAAAATCATCATCGACAAGCGAAAGTTGGACACCTTGTTTAGGCTTGGTTGCCCAGATGATGTTATATTAAAAATTCTCAAAACAGAACAAATCGAGCATACAGGCGACAGCCTCATTGACGAGCTTTTAGACACTTTGGTTGATGTAAAAGAGTTCGCCAACTGGGGCGGAAAACGCTTAAATTCTGGCAGAAAAAATCAAGATGAAAATCAAGATGAAAATCAAGATGAAAATCAAGATGAAAATCAAGATGAAAATCAAGATGAAAATCAAGATGATTGCAATCTTGAAGATAAAGATAAAGATAAAGATAAAGATGTAGATAAAGACAATAAAGAAATAAAATATTTAAAAAAGAAAAAGACATCTATAAGAGATGTTATAGATGAAGAAACGGACGAAGTCAAAAGCGATGCCAAAAAGGCAGTTTTTATTTTGCGTGATATTTTGCAAAAGAATAATAACCGCAATTATACAACGACATCTTGGGCAAAGCCAATCGAAATTATGATTAAAAAAGATGCAATCAATGCCGAGCGGATATTTAATGCACTCGCTTGGTACGAAAAACACATCGGTGAGCCTTATGTGCCTGTTATTGAATGCGGAAAGACCTTGCGTGAGAAATTTGGAAAGCTGGAAAACGCAATGCGAAAGACCAAAAAAGAAGTTGACCCGTTGACGGGAACTCGCGAGTGGACGGATGAAGAGAGAATAGAATATTTGGAAAGGATGATGTAATGGAAAAGACACAGGAAATTTTGAAACATATGTACGAACTGTATTCGGACGATGAAAACCCCGAACGGCTTGTTGAAGTGTTTTGTCGAAAGACCCCTGAAAAGTACGTTGCTTGGGACGAGGCTTTTAAGGAATATGATTTGGCGGATGTTTTGGATGCTATCGACCAATTCTGGCGGTTTACGTCCAACAAATCACAGCCGACCGTTGCGAAACTCTTAGCTATGCTTAAAACAAACAAAGCACAGGTTAATATGCCGACAAAAGAATACTCACCTGTTACTTGTCCAGAATCGGAATACATGCGCAGGGACATAGAACTCGGGCGGAATGTTGGCTTTTTGCTGAGTGATTATAGGAGAGCTATAGACTACATAATTAACGATATGTTGGCGGAAAGAATCGGCGGATTTGAGTACGCAAAAATTCGCAATGATTATCAGACAAAATATAGCTTGGCAATGCGCAACGGTTTATTTGATTCAATCGATGAAATTTTGCGGAGGGTGAAATGTTAAAACTGAACAAACAACAAAAAAGAGTTTTGGAATATATGATAAAAAACAAAACAATCACCTCGCTTGAGGCGGTGCAAAAACTCGGAGTTTACAGATTGTCGGCACGAATACTCGAATTGAAAGAAAAGGGCTTTGACATTGACGGAATTTTTATCGAGGTGCGAAATCGGTTTGGTGAGCTTTGTAACGTCAAGCAATATTTTATAAGGGGTAGAAATGAAATACTTAATAACAGACAGTAGATACAAGGGGGAAATTGTCGGCGTGTTTTTCCTGAGAGGGAAAAGCTACAGGGTATATCAAATACAAAACGAAACGGACGAATCACGTTTTGAGTTCGGTATAGAATGCCCAAGCGTAGGTGAAGCCTTGCAAATCATTGAAAACACGTTTATTAAAAATAATTATAAAAAATTATAAAAAAGTTGTTGACATTATAATTTTTATAGGGTAGTATGACTACATATTAGCAAGGAAACTTGCTGTTATAAAACATTGTGAATAGGAAAAAGAAAAAGCCGAAACTTGGGTGTATTTATCCCAAGTCGTGGACAGGCTCGCAACCTACCACCCGATGATGGCAAGCGAAAGAAAAGGGGATTGAAATGTTAGAACTTACGGAAAAAATGAAAGCTAAAATTTTGGAACATATCGAGGCAATCGATATCGATGTGCGGGAATTGGCAAGCTATCGGAATTATGGGCACCCAGACCAAAACTATGCAAGATTTGCCGAGCCTGATGACGAAGATTGGGACGAAGAGGAAGAGTGGCGAGCCAAGCTTGACGAGTTCATTGAGGTTTTGCAACACGGATGTCTCACAGATGAGGTTGCAGACCTGATGACAGATGAAGAATTCGCCGAGTATGACGAAACCTTGGCTGGGGCAGAGGCGTTTGATGACAAGGTTATAAAATGGCTTGAATCTTTATAGGGGGATTGAAAATGAAAGATTTAGAATTTTACGAAGTGAAAACAAACTTCTAAGATAAACGGTGAAACACTGGCAAGAGATGTACGAGAATTTGTACAAAGACTACGAACAACTTGTATATAAATTCGATAGCCTTGTCACCGAGGCTTGCCAGAAAATTATCGAGGACAAAAAGAATGACTAAGTTTGTGATTGAAACGGTTGTTGCCTTGTTAATTATTATTCTTGGCAATCTGGGTGCTTTGATTTTGTTTAACTTTTTAATGATTTGGGGGGTATTATGATTGAATTTACATACACGCAAGCAGTCGCAATAGCTTTTATGTGGGCTGGCTTGCTACTGTACGCAATTTGGTAAGGGGATTGCGCCTGCCTGAGGAATAATGCCGATAATACTCAGGGGAAGCTCGAAATAGACTATGGACAGGCACTCGGTACTGATGCCTAGGGAATATGGCGAATACCTAGGGGAGTCGTCGAAAGCTACATCTAACATCAGTGCTTTGGTTGCCGTGAATATGTAGGGGAATAAGCGGAGCTTTTGGTACGAGCCACTAGGAACCAACCCTTTAACTTAAAAGGAGATGAACGATGACTTGGGATGAATTACTAGACAAATATAAGCTGATGACTTGGAGGTTTGAGGATGACGTTTTAATGTTTGAAATCTCACACGACCGAGTCTTGACGGTTTGGAAAGACGGTAGAGTAACTGTAAGCTACTATGCCAATCTTGCAGAAACAAGAATGGCTATAGGCGAAAATAAAACGCCTGAGCAAATGGAATTGATTATTAGAGGATTAATAGGAGAGGCATGATGAAAATAACAACAGAAAATATGCCCGAAATCGACACGTTGTGTTGGTTCTGGCAGGACGATATAACCGCCAGAGTAATCGGGAGATTAGGCGGAATTGATGTTACGCTTGCAGCAAAAAATAAGATGAACATATTATTCTTTGATGCAGAGAACAACATGTACTACCGAAATTGCAAGCCTGTTAAGGTTGGCGAAGTCAAGCTAGAGGGAGATGAATAATGATGAAAAACAGGTGGCTTTCCTTGAGGCGTTAGTCGAGAAATACGGCGAAATGCTGGATTTGACTGAAAAACTTACTTTTCATATTAAAGATTCCAAAGGTAATATCGTTGAATTTTATTTGCCTTATGAAGATTTTAAGGAGTTGTTAAGATGACAGAATACCAATTTGCTGACGTCAGCAAAACGATGCAAATTAGTGAAGATACCTTAACCTCGTTGTGTGCTGAGGCTGATAGCTTGGCAAAAGAGGTTTACGAGCTGAGAGATAAAGTCGACCACATGACGACTGCTATAAACTCCGCACTCGATTATTTGGCTTGTATGGACAGAATAACGCCTGATAAACCAAATGAGCAGTTGGCTATGGACGTATTAAATGAGGCACTGGGTGGTTATTTCCAAAATGGAAATACCCACGGGAACTTGTAAGAAAAACTTACAGCTTGTGCAAAAATTGCACAGGTTGAAAGGAGAGTAAAATGGAATGGGAAGATTTGTTAATACGAACAGGTAGCAACATCTCGGCAAAAAGCATTGCTTGCCCGAGAAAAGACGAATACAACGAACCTGCCGTTAGTCTTTACCAAGATGGAACGGTATGGGTGAGTGGTGCAAAGGGGAGTGTGAGAATGTTTAGGAACTGTCCGTATGAGCTGATGTTTGAAATTTTTATGCAAAGAGTTAAGGAGTTTGAAGATTAATAACGGGGGCGAACACGACTTATTGTTAATCTTTCTTATAGCCCCCACCTTATATTTTATTGACTTTGTTTTAATTTTATTGTATAGTTTAAGTGAAAAGGGGGTGATTTTATGATTAAAACAATAACCGTAACTCGAAACAACGAAAACCGAATGATAACACTTCCCAAAAAACTTTTGGAAGAGTCTGGATTAATTGACGAGCGGTATTTACAAATTCAAAACATCGGCGGAAAGCTGATTATCACAAAAATTGAAAACGAGGGAAAAGACAATGGAGAATAACTATTTTACGGAATTAAATTCAATCAACGTGAGCGGACACGTTGAAAAAAAGAATAATTTATCTTATTTGTCTTGGGCTTGGGCTTGGGCTGAGGTGAAGACTTTACATCCCGATGCCGTTTATACCATTTACGAAAACAAAGACGGGTGGATTTATCATACGGACGGACGGACATGTTGGGTAAAGACAGGCGTAACAATTAACGGTATTGAGCATATCGAATATTTGCCTGTTATGGACTTTAAAAACAAGTCGATTCCTGTTGAGCAGGTAACATCAATTGATGTAAACAAAGCAATTCAACGGAGCTTGACAAAGGCTTGCGCACGGCACGGATTAGGGCTTTACATTTACGCAGGTGAAGACCTACCAGAGGCGGACAAGAAAGAGGTGGACGAGTTCCAAAAAAACGCAACGGCTGAGAAATCGGCAAAAACAAGGGCTTTGAATAAGGCTTTGCAGACAGGCGAATACATCGAGCCGAAAAAGAAACTCTCGGTACAGGAACGGTACGAAAAAGCTCTGGCTTGGATTGATACAATGGTAGAATGGAAACCGAGTAATTCCGCTCGTGATTCTATTAATGATTTGTTAAAAGACCTGTACGATGCCGACCGAGATAAATATGAAACCTTGGCAAAAATTGTCGCCGACAAAGACAATGCCAAATTAGACGATTATATTCCAGATTAAGGAGATGACATGAAAATTTTACATAAAGACTTCCCGTTTACGGTTATTGTTGAAGACAAAATCGGACGGACGAGCGGAAAACTTTACCGCGCAATTAGCGTAGGGTATACGTCAATCAAAAACAGAGCGGCGACAAACCCTGAAGAAAAATATACCACGGCATGGCTAAATTTTGTTGACCCGAGAGACTTGTTGAAACTCGCGGCTGCAGCCGAAACGGCATATAACATGCAAAGCGGAACAAGACCCGAAAAAGAGGATGCGCCGTTTTGATTATCACCAAGACCGAACGATTAGACCTTACGTTTAAGCTGTTGTATGAGCAGGCAAAAGCACTGCTCGTCAACGGCAAAGAGGTTGAAGTTGAAGTAAAGGAATATAAGCGCAAACGGAGCAACGAACAGAATAGGTATTATTGGCAATTCAACGAATGGGTTAGGGCGTGCTTGGCAGATGCAGGATGTACTTATGGAGAATTTAACCTTGCGTACACAAAAGAAATTATCCACGCAATAAATAAAAGGAAATTCGGGGTTGAAACCACAACCAAGATGAATCGCACGGAATTTTGCGAGTATATGACACAAGTCAGTATTTTTTGGATTGAACAAACCAACGGACAGTTGGAAATACCAGAATTACCAGATACTTATTTGGATAAAAGAGGATATACAAAGGAATATATGAGGGAATGAATAGCTTTCGTGACGGCAGCATAAGTGGACAGTTGAGCAAGAGTTGGCGGCGAGGGACAGAAACTTCCGCCTGTTGCCCGTTTTTTATGGAGAGAATGCGTTACCACCAGTTAGCTTTGATGAGTTTAATGGCGGAACTATTATCAGATGTCTGAATTATGCCAAATACGGAGAATCAAAATACAACGTGAACACAACAAAGGGGGAATCGAAAAGTTTTGACGAAAAGAAACAGTTAATTCAATGGATTAATCTTAATTTGTAAATTATTATAAATTCGTTTTAACACTTAACAAGGAAGTATATAATGAATTTAGCAAGAGAATTTAAGGAATTTAGAGAATTAAACAATCTGACCCAAGCGCAATTTGCTAAGATAGCAGGGCTAAAAAGAGGAACTTATGCCCAGTACGAACTCGGACGGCGGACACCGAACAATGAGAATATGCAGAAAGTCGAACTCGGGCAGAGGCGAGTTATTGCCAAGCGTGATTTGAGTGTGAAGACAATCGAAGATATGCACAAGCGAGCAGTTGAGAGATACCAACGGGTTGTAGAATTGAACAAGCCGAGTGTAAAAAAAAATAAGCGTGTATTGCTAAAATTTTTAATCATCGGTATAATTGTTTTAATACTGGTTATCCTGTATTGAGTCGCAAATCAAAAAATAACCCCCAAGCCAAGAAAGGCAAGGGGGTTGTTTTTTTAACCTTTAAGATGGAATTTTTCCATCAATTTTAGATTTAGTGTGCCGCCGTCCATAATTCTTTTAATGCCCTCGGCACGAAGTGTTTTGCCGCTCAATTTGCGGCAAAGACTCCGTAAGTCGTAAGCATTGTATGTGATGCGGCGACCTAAATCGTCCCAATAATAGAACTCTGGGCTCATCATGTCATGACCGCTCATTTTGCCATGACCGTGATACTTAATAAAGGCGGTGCCTCTATTCTGCACGTACGCCCCAATGTTTCCCATTCCTAAAGCTTGGTATTGCATTTTTCAATCTCCTAAAGTTTTTGAGGATGCCCCTTGCCCCCTCTTATGTATTCAGAATAGCACGTTTTTTTTGTTTGTCAACTACTTTTTTATAATTTATTATAATTATTTTATAACACAATTTGCATTGACACACCTAACCAACTGATTTATAATAAAACAAAAAGGAGTTTTAACAATGAGCCGATATAAACACACCGAACCGTTGGACTGGGACGGAGCTTTAATCAAAATAGCGAACGCTTGGAGCGTGCCTAAGGTATGTAAAGAAATGCGCATATCGACAGAAACGTTTTATAAACATGTCGATTCAGATGAGAGCTTTAAGAAACTATACACCCGTGCAAGAGAAGACCGTGGCGATTCCTGTATGGACAAGGTGGAAGAATACGAGCAGATGCTGCTAAGAGGTGAAATCGAGCCTCGGACAGCCCATGTTTTGATTGAAACGGAGAAATGGAAAGCCGGAAAGTTTAATCGAGGTATGTATTCAGACAAAGCAAGCGTTGAATTAAGCGGTGGAATTACCGTTATGCCGGCTATTAAGGTTGACGGCGTGGAAGTGGACTTTGACATTGATTGAGTTACCGAGCATATTAAATATTCCGAAAAAGATGTTGCCGATGGTTCAGCAGTTCAATAATTATCGTGTGCTGCTTGCCGAGGGCGGACGGGGTTCGGCAAAGACACAATCAGTCGGGCGATTCCTGTTATATTTGGGCGAAAAGTACAAGCTAAGAATAGTTTGTGGACGTGAAACTCAAGCGACAATTAACGAGTCAGTATATAAGACCCTTGTCGATTTGATTAAGAATTATAACCTCAATTACGAAGTTCAGCAGGCAAAGATTATTCATCGACAGACCGAGAGTGAGTTCATCTTCAAGGGATTTAGGGAACAAGGCTCGGCAAACATTAAAGGGTTAGAGGGCGTGGACATTTTGTGGATTGACGAGGCGGAAGCAATCACCAAGCAGACACTCGATGTTATTATTCCGACAATTCGTAAACCGAAGTCGAGAATTTTATTCACAATGAACAGGTTCGTGCGTGATGACCCTGTGTATATGTATTGTTTAAGCCGTGAAAAAGTTTTGCATATTCAGATTAACTATTACGACAATCCGTTTTGCCCGAAAGTTTTAATCGATGAAGCCGAGGCGTGCAAAAAAGAGAGCGAGCAAGAATATAATCATATATGGCTTGGCGAGCCTCTGGAAAACGCAAGCGATTATTTATTCAACTCTGCCAAGGTTAGCAAGATGAGCAAACTGGAGCCGAATTTAGACGGCTTTACACCGATGAAAGTTATAGGGATAGACTTTGCCGCTAAAGGCGGAGACTTGTGTGTTGCGACTGTTTTGGAGCGGTGCTCAAGTACACAATTCAGGGTTACGAGGGTTGAATCGTGGGGCGACACCGAGCCGACAACCTCAATCGGCAAAATTGTATCAATAATCGGTGAAGAAAGACCAGACTGCTCAATACTTGATGTCGGCGGTATGGGAACGGTGGTACACTCAAGGCTTGTAGAGTTAGGGGTAAAAATAGAACGGTTTGACGGAGCTAGCACAGCAGGCGTGCCTGATGATTATTATAATACAAGAGCATACGGCTATTATAATTTGAGGTGTTATATTGACAACGAAAAAATTTTGATGAATAATAAAGACGTAGAACGGGAACTGTTACAAATTCGGTATGATTATCGCGGTGATGGAAAACGTCTGATAATGAGTAAAGAGAAAATGAGGGCAAGCGGAGTACACTCACCAGACCGAGCTGATAGTCTAATGATGGCGGTTTTTGCAATCGACAAAGTGGCGGTAGCGCACAATCCCGTGATGATTAGAACAACGAAGATGTGGAGCAAAAGATAATGAGCTTGTTAAAAAAACTGGGAAAATCGATTTCAAAGACTGTGAAAACAATCGCTAATTTTTCCGAAGAGACGGTAAAAGGCGATTGGAGTGAGGCAGGAAAAACTTTAACCTCAAAAGAGGGAATTAAGGCGGCGGCGACCGTTGGCGGTTATTTTCTTGGCGGAGTTGGTGGAGCGGCAGCAGGTAGGTGGTTGACGGATGAGACTTACAGAGCGTTCGGGAGCGACAGTGTGAAAGTGGACGATTCAGCAGAAACTGATTTGGCAGCGGAGCAAGCCGAGGCTAATAAAACACGGTTAAATTTATTTTCAACAAGTGGCGGTGCCAAGGGTTCACAAGTTCTAAATGTGTTATCTGGCAAGCGCAAATCAATATTTGGAGCGTAAAATGTCATTGGCGATAGGTAAAGGATTTAGCAAATATATACCTGGAATCATTAAACCGATTTATGCTAATAGCTCAAGTGGTGGTGGATTAGGTTCAATAATACGCAGAATCATAAAAGCACGCAGTGCGGCAAGTGAGGCACAGACCGAAGATGCAAGCGCAAGTGAGGCTAACGCAAGTGAGGCGCAGACCGAGGACACAACGCTTGCAAATCAGCGTAAATCGATATTCGGAACGGCAAGTGGCTTGTTTAGTAGAGGTTCAATATTCGGAGTTAAATAATGCAAAACTCGGACATAATTAAAAGATATAAAAAAGCGAAATCGGAAAAAGAAAAATATATGCCCGTCTGGAGAGAGATCGCCAAATACACGGGCATTCACGTTGACCCTGATTCCACAAAGGAAGAGGGGAAAGACCTCGATTCATATACGCTTGACCCGACCACCGCTTTGTCGACAGTGCAATCGGCGGACTACCTAAAAGGAATTATCATCGGAACAGGTGAAAAGTCTTTTGATTTGATACCGAGTGATGACTTGTTGGAAAAGACAGACCAAGAGGCGGTGTCGGACTGGTTCAGCTATGCAACGGCAAGTGTTTTAAAAGAGATTAACGACCCACACTCTGGTTTTCACCAAGCGATGCAGGCTTATTTTTACGACCAAGTCGCATTTGGCAATTCAGGTATTGGCACGTTTAGAAACAATTTAGGGAACAATCAGAACGGAAACGCTTTGATTTTTAAGGAATACGGCGTTGACACAATGGTTGTTGACGAGGGACAGAACGGTATTCTCGATATTGTATTCAATAAATACACTTGGAAAACAAACCGATTTGTGCAAGAGTTTTGCAATAGAGGCGGTTCGTTTGATAAAAAGATGTTTGAAATTCTGCCCGAAGAAGTCAAATCGGCTTGGAATAATGGCGACTACAACAAAACATTTGACGTTATTCAGGGAATTATGCCGAATGATGAGTTCGACCCGACCAGGCTAGGAAAAGCAGGTTCAAAATACCACGGAGTGTGGTTTTTGGAGAAAGACAGCGACAAAGTCTTTTTTGAAGAGGATTTTAAGGAAAGACCTATCAGCTTTGGTAGACCAATTAAGGTTCGTGGTGAGATTTACGGAAGAGCTTACGGCACAATGCTATTGAGTTCAATTCGTTGTGTTAATGAGATTGTCAACGGGGTGATGATAACTCTGGACAAGATGAGAGAGCCTGCTATCGGCATTGTCGGTTCGGCAATTATGGGAGATAACGTATTAGACACATCGGCAGGAAGTTTAACGCCGTTTGACGTAACTAAACTACAGGGGAACAGCCCTGTATTCCCGATTCAGGATATTGGCGACCCGACATCTCTTGTAAACTTTTTATTGCCGTATTTGAATGAAAAACTGGCGACCGCATTTAAGGTTGATTTGTTGTTGGACTTTTCATCGGCAAGCAATATGACGGCGACAGAATCACTACAGCGGTATTCTATCAGAAACAAGTCGATTTTAGGCTTAATCATGCAACAGGTTAACGAAGTCTACATCCCGACCATTGACCGCGCCGTGTCTATTTTGTTTGATATGGAGCGTTTAGGGATTAATCCGTTAGACCAAGAGAAAGTTCAAATATACTCTCAAATGGGGCTCGGCGGCAGAATTATCCCCGATGCGGTTTTAGAATGTATCTCTGAGGGTAAGACTTGGTACAAGGTTAAATTCAATAACGAAATCGACAAGATTAGCAATACGGACAAAGTCGATAATTTGGTTAAATTAATGAATGTTATTCCTGCTATGATGCAGTTAAGCCCTGAATTGAGTATGGCGATTAACTGGTATGATTTGTTAAAAGACGTATCGGAAGCTTTAGGCTTTGGCGAAGTTATTATGAGTGAGAGCAAGTTCAGAGAGCAAGTACAGGCACAGGCGCAAGCGCAAGCGCAAGCACAAGCACTGCAAAGTGATAATCTGCAATCACAGACCCAAAAGAATCAGGCAAGCGCAATGAGGGATTTGGCAAATGGAGTACAATGAGTACAAAAAAGCTAAAGACGAAAAGCTAAAAGAATTAGCGGAGCTAAAGGAAGAATTGAGCAATATAGCGAATGTTTTTTTTAGTTCCGAAGACGGCAGAAAGTTCGCAAATCAAATGTTGACAGCGGTTCATTATTTTGATTGCCTGCCTAGCACGGTGAGCGATGAAGATTTAAGATATATTCAGGCGCAGCGTGATTTTGTAAACATCTTTTTAATTGGACTTATTGAAAAGAAAACATTTATTCAAATATTGGAGAATAGGAAATAATGGAAGAAAATGTAAACGAAATGGACAATGCGGACACCGCACCCGAATCGGAAACACCTTCTGATTTTGCAATTCCTGAGGCGTACCAAAACGCAGGTTGGGCAAGCAATATCCACTCGGTAAACGATTTGTGGGAACAGCACGCAAACGCACAAAAGCTGATTGGCAAAAAGACAATCGGCATCCCAACGGCGGACTCAAGCGAACAGGAAGTGGCAGACTATTACGCAAAATTGAGACCTACCGAGGCGAAAGATTATTCAATCGATGTCGGGGAAGACACGGACTTTTTCAAGGAAGTATTTTTTGAAAACGGATTGACCGACAGACAAGCGAAAGCAATTAGCGAGGCGTACCAAAACGGAGTAAAACAGGCGACAGCCGAATTATATTCTGCTGAGGGAATGGACAAGGCGTTCAAAGATGCTTTAGGTGAAAACTATAAGGATAAAATGGACACCGTCACCAAACTGTTTAAGCAATATGCTAAACCGTCTGTATTGGAAAAAGTAGATAAGTTGCCTAACGAAGAATTGGCTTTGTTGTATGGATTGGCTAATACAATCATTGACAAATACAGTGCAAAAGAATTAGGCGCAACGTCAAACGAAAAGAGCGACAAGCCGAGTTTGGATTTAGAGGGCTATTACAAAGAGAAAATGGAACTCGACAAAAGACCTCACAACTTGGAAGAAGAAAAAGAATTGAAACGCAAATATGGAGTAGGAATCAATGTATAAAGTATATATGAGCGGCTATTATAAAGCCGGTAACGATGACATCGATTTTAACGAGTCAGTTTTAATCCCTGAATGTGATGAAGAAAAGATTTTGGCAAACGTACAAAACAGGGTTGTTCATAGATATTTTGCTAATTCTGGCAAGCCTTTTACAAGATTGGTAAAGTGTTGGGTTGATAAATACGAGAAAGTAAACAAAGACCCTGCCTTTGTCGGGAAAAGCATTAAGGAAGTTGACTGGGACGATATTCAGGATATGGCAATCGCTTTTGACCTGAATGTCCCATTGTACCGCGCCTGCTCACTAAGAGAGGCAAGAATTGCGGTTTACAAAGAATACTGTAGCAAAGTCAAGGGTATGAATTTGGACGCAAATTTTAACCTTGTAGATGCTATAGACTTTACAGTCGGAGAGAAGAAAGCTAATTCTCGTACGAGTGTGAAGAAAGCGACCGAAGATAATTTGCAAGGCGAATTTAATTCGGAACAGGGATAAGCAACATAGCCCCCTAAATAAAAGTTTTAATCCTTTTGATTAAAAAGGATAGAGAAACCCGAAAGGACAAATTCTCGAAAACGTTTTAACTTTTAACATTTTAAGGAAAATACAATGGCTAATATTATCACTCCTGCTATGTTGCAAACGTTCGAAAAGTCTTTTCACGTAGCAGCACAGCAAAAACAAACCCTTTTGTCGGCATCTGGTGTTGTAAAATACCTGCCTGTAGAGGGGAAGACAAACAACTATGCTGGCATTAAGGGCTTTGATTTGGAAGAAGTAACTGGACAAAACCCCGATAAGAAATATGGCGAATACGAAACCGAAAACCGTCAGATGACAAAAAGACGGTTCACCAAAACGATTTATATCGATGACAAAGACGATGTAAACGATTTGATTGCCGACCCGACCTCTTATCTGGTTCAGAACTTGGTTTATGCTAAAAACCGTGTTATCGACCGCATTATTGCCTCGGCTGCTGCAGGTGATGTTTTGGTAGGTGCTCCCAACGCAGCCCCTACTTCTAAGTCTGCTGCTGATGACGGTGTGTTGACTGTTGATGCAACGGCTGGTTTGGATTATACCGATATTCAGAAAATCACCGAAAACTTTATCAATAACGATTTGCCGATTGAAGAAATTCGCGGCTCTTTGTTGGCATTGTCCGGTAAAGAAAACTCGGCTTTGATGGCGGATGAAAAGTTCATCAATAACGATTATATGAATGGTGCAACCGTTAATGCCGGTATTGTATCGAAAGCCGGTATTTATCAGACCGCTTTGTTTGCAGGTTCGGTTGACGGCGGTATTACCGTAGCTAATCCGATTTTGGCGGAAGATTCTGGCTCGAAAGCTCGTACTTGTTTGGTACTTGCACCGCAGTCAATCTTGTTGTCGATGAATGTCAATAGCTTGAGGGTAGAGCCGTCTTATACCAAAGTCGGTTCGAAAGAGGTAACTATTGACCTCTGGATTAACGCTATGCGTTCAGAGGGCAAGAGAGTACAGCTCATCAAGACCACTATGTAGTCGGTTGGGGGTGGTTCAACTCCACCCCCTTTTTTAATAAGGAAAAGCAATGCGGACAAAAAATGATATATGCAATTTGGCACTGAGCCGATTGGGCGACAAGGGAACAGTAGAAAACATAGACAATCCCTCAAAACAAACAGAAAAGATTTTTGCAAAATGGTATGATATATCCAGACGTTCGGCGTTGCGTAGAATGATGCCGAGTTTCGCACGGACAAGGGGGTTGTGGGCAAAAAGCTCATACGAGCCTGCATTTGGTTATGAATATGCCTATGCCTATAAAACAGATTGTTTAAGGGTTTTAGGAATTGGAGATTTAGACGAGAAAGAAAACAATTACGCCGTTGAGGGTGGATATATTCTCACAAACGAGGAATACAGCGGTGGTTTACCCGTTCGCTATGTCGAGGATGTAAAAGACTTTAGTAAATATACGGACTCTTTTATCGAATTGTTTACGTTGATTTTGGCGTATAACGTAGCACCCGAAATCACGGAAAGCACAACGAAAGTACAGATTATTCAGCAGAATTTGCAAAATGCAATTATGGAAACAATCGGAATTGACAGCCAAGAAAACAAGCCGATTGTTATTAAACACTCTAAGCTATTGTCTGCACGTTTAGGACAGAAATATACCACAACAAAGAAATAGGGGTAACCGATGCCGAATTTACTTTATAACAACTATGTCAGAGGCAAAATCGATGAAGATTTAAGCGGACGATTTGATTTGCCGATTTTTACAAACGGATTCCCGACAATCCGAAATTTTGTATGTAACTATAAAGGGAATTTGAAATATCGGACGGGTTTTGAATATGTGGCGGAAACAAAAGATAATTCACCTGCTAAATTAATACCGTTTAGATTTAATACTAAGCAGTCGTATTTAATCGAGGCGACAAATAATAACTTTAGATTTTATGCCTATGATGACAGCGGTAAGTTTGGTATTGTCAATACGGCGACACCGACACAAGCATATCCGAAAATGACAGCAAACACCACCAACGGATATACATTTACAATGTCGAGCGGAGCATTAAACGCTTATGTGTTGTTAAATGGTGATTCACAATATTTTAGTGTGGGAAATTTTGCGAGTGCGTGGGTACAAATCCAATACCCGAGCAAATACTTTTTAATGCAGTATAAAATCACATCAGACAATTACGGAAGTTGTGAATACCCTACAGCTTGGAAAATACAGGGTTCAGATGACGGTTCGACTTGGACAACCTTATCAACACAAACGGGGCAGTCGTTCACTTTAGGACAGACAAAAACTTATACAAATGACCCGGGGGTAGGGTATATATATTACAGGATTCAATTTACGGCAGGAAACAGCGCAGGTGAATTGAAACAGGTACAGTTTTTAGGAACAACGAGTTACGGTGCAGAATTGGATTTGGAGTCGGGCATAACCTATGATGAAGTAAAAGACATTAAGAAAGCGCAAAACTTTGATTCTATGTTTTTAACACATCAGGATTTTGCACCGAAAGAATTAAAAAGAACATCGGCAAACACGTTTAGTCTGGAAGAGGCAACGTTTACGGACTTGGACTTTAGCGAAGTTGGAAATCCGAACTGTTGCGCTTTTTCAAAAGGGCGGTTGTGGCTATCTGGTTTTTCAGAAAAGCCAACGACAGCCAAGGCGAGCAAGGTAGGGCAATATTATACGTTTACCGTACCGAGTTCAAATATAACCGATAGCGATGCTTTGAGTTTGACATTTTCCGAATTGTCAGACCCTATTACATGGATTTACGGGGGCAAAAGGAACTTAATTGTCGGAAATTCCGAGGGTATAACCGTAGTAAACGGGGGGACGGTAGACACACCAATCACATCAACAGCGGTTAATGCCGACCTTGCCAACAGAGAGGGAGCGAGTTCATCATACCCGACAGAAAAAGACAGCAAGATGATTTATATATCGAATGATGCCTCAAGATTATATTCGTTCGATTATGAGCTTGTGTCGGAATCTTTTGTATCCACAGCTTTGAATTTAATCAGCGACAATATTGGTGAGATTGAAGAAATATATTACAAAAGAGATAATAACAACTTGTTATGGGCGAAGACGAAAAAGAATCAGTTATTGTGTGTTTTATATAACGCAAGCGAAAATATTATCGGCTTTTTCCCAATTCAAACAAACGGCGAAGTTGTAAGCATTGCCTCAATCGTAAGACCAGACGGAAAAGACGATTTGTTTATTTGCGTGTTGAGAAACAATAAATACTACATTGAGCGTTTAGCCGATGAAGTGGACTTTACGAGCTTTTATGACACCGATTTTGAAAACGATGTAGACAAGGAAAAGTTTAACCGTATTCAATGCGAAGAATTGAAGAATTGTGTTTATTTGGACGGAGCAGTCCAATATAAACAGGAATTTGCCGATACAATCTCTTTAGTCGATTATGACGAAGAAAACAAAATCGGAAATATTAACTCGGCATCTGGTGCTTTTCTGGAAAGAGATGTCGGGGCGCATATTGTTTATAAAACGGAAGACGGTTCGCAATATGGCGAAATGGAAATATTGGAATATACAAGCGCATATAGAGTAAAGGTAAAAGTATTGAGTAAGGATGTATATCCTACAACGTGGGGACAGTATTATATCACGTTTAGAGTTATTGGCGATTTGGAAGACATAGAGGGCGAAGTTCAGTCTGTAGTGGCGGACGGTGGCTATATCGGAGATTATACCGTTGTGAACGGAAAAATCGAGCTGGACAAGCAATATACGGTTGTAACCGTAGGGTATAAATATAAAGCCTTGGCAAAAACGTTTAATATCGGCACTTGGGATAATGGCGTTAATACCCAAACGATGAAAAAGAAAATCAACAAGTTTACAATGAGATTTTTCAATTCGGCAGGTGGTAAAGTCGGGACAGATATTGATAACTTACAAAAGATACAAACGTTTAATCCGAACGGATATTATGATTTACCGCCGTTGCTAATGAATGGAGATGTGGAAATCAGCGGATATAACGACAGCCATACAAAAGAGAAATTTATTTACTTTGTACAAGATGAGCCGTTACCGTTGAATTTGACAATGTTGGGGTACACAATTCAGTTTGAGGGTGGCGAATGATACGGGAATATAAAGACGGTGATTTAGAGCAGATAGATTTTAACGAATATTCCGAAATAATTCGGGATAGCGAAAACTTTGAGCGGATGACAGCGTTTTTGAGCAATCATTATGCTTATACAATAATTGATGAGAGACCTATTGCAATTTTAGCGTTTTTTGAATATGATAAAGATAAATACGATGGATGTTTTATAGCGGACAAAGCGTTCGGAAAGAGAAAACACATATTTGAAGTGAAAGATGCAATATACAGTATGTTTATAGGCTTTGGTGCAAAGAGAGTACAAACAACGAGCCATAACACACCGAAGTTGAATAAATGGCATAAGTTTTTAGGGTTTGAGTTAGAAAAGAGCGGAAAGAACAATTTATGGAGGATTGAATGGGAGCTGAAACGGCATTATTAATCGCAGGTGCGCAAACAGGGAGTCAATTAATCTCTGCATACGGGGATTATCAAAATTCCAAAAGTTCGGCGAAATCAATCAAAACACAAGCCGAGCAACAAATGGAAACCCGAAAACAGGAAATTCGGAAACTCGCGGCAACCCAACAAGTCGGCTATGCACAAGCAGGTTTAGAGCTAGAGGGAACACCACAAGCGGTAATTAACGACACCTATAACACAGGTATTAAGGATATTCAGGCAATACGGAGTTCGGCGCAAACGCAAATCAAAAACACAATGAATCAGGCGCGGTCAAAGTTGTTTAGTTCGTTACTAAGTACGGCATCAAGCGATAGCACACAGACCTTGTACAGCGCATTTAAGGGGGCATAAATGGTAAACATCCCCACAGCAACGAGAAAATTTTACGACAATAGCGTAAAACAAAATACCCTCGGAATGTATGCAAAAGCAATCCAGCCCGCTTTAGAAAACCTTAGTAAAATTGTGAATACACAAGATGCAATCAAAGCAGACAGTTTGTTAACACAGGCGCAGTTGGATATGACGAAAGCAACGGACGAATGGCGTATTCAGAATCAAGGCGACCCTAACAATAAGGATGCGTTACAGAAACTAAAAGACCAATACGATGAGATTTTAGGCGGATACCGTTCGCAAATCGCCGTGACCCAACGGATGAACTGGGACACTAAAGTAAACAAACTAAAGCAAACTATGGATGCACAAAATTATGAGTGGGGTTTTAAGCAGAATCAGCAAAACACCGTTTATAATCTACAGGATATGGTAAAAGCAAATTTGAACATGGCGAGCCTTTACGGCGGTAGCGGAAACATCAATCAGGCAATGTCAAACCTCAACTCAAGCTATGAACAACTATTGGATTATGGCGCAAAGAATTTAGGTGCGACCGAGGCGGCAAGAATTTTGAAGTCGTATAAAGAGGGCTATGTGTCGCAATATATCTCTGGCGTGGCAGACAAAGACCCGCAAAAGGCTTTGGATATGTTAGAGGAAGACAGTGTAAAACAGTTGCTTGGTGATGCGACAGTAAAAACATCAAGGAATATTTTAAAACAACAAAAAGCAGTACAGCAATATGAGTTGGATAAAACGCAATTTGAGAATCAATCATCATTGAGTGAGCAGTTATCGGATATGACACCGTTGGATGCTTACCGTGCTTTGGAAGAAAACAAAAACAACGTGTCCGAAAAATGGTATAAGTCGATGAGAAAGGAACTCGAAACCCGTAGCGGAATAACGGCGGAAACGAAGTCTGAGGCGGCAGCCGAGATATTGCTTAACTTGCAAAACCTAGGTGCGACAGATGCAAAAGACTTTTTCAAAAAGTCAATCGACATCTCAAACGACATTGCCGAGAAAAGAGCAAGCGGACAATTGGATTATAAAGATGCAATTAAATTGCAAAAGATGATTACCGAAAGACAAATAAAAAATACCCCGGCTTTAGGGAGTGAGAATGACCCTTGGTTCGGTTATGATTATGCCGATGCTATTAAGGATATTCAAGGGGGCGTTGGTGATGCCGTAACACAGAATAAAATACTGTTGGATTATTTTAGGACGGTTGAAAACGGAGATTATAAAGGCGGAGATAAAAAGGCTTTGGCTAATCAGTTAATAAAGAAATATAAGTCGACCAAACTGGATTTAGTGTCACAAGGCTTTATAAGAGCAGGTTACGACAAAGACACAAAGCAATATGTGCTTATGAAGAAAGACGGAACGACAACCGTTGTAGATTACGAAACCTATAAAATGTTTGGGGGAACTAAATAATGGCTATAGAATGGGATTACTCGGTAGAAGATGAAGATACAGAGAAAAAAACACAAACCCCAAATCTCGGCAGTATTGAGTGGGAAGAGCCTGTAAAAGTCAATTACCAAGACTACCGAGGGCAAGTTATACAACAGGACAATCCTAACAACCTGGCAAGGGTAAACGAGATTGCGAAAAGCATAACATCGGACGTTGTTTTTAAGCCTGAGGATTCCATATTCAAAACGGTATATAAAATACAAACTCTGGCAAACAAGAAAGCCGATAAAGACGGGCTTAAAGAATTAGCAAATGTAAAATGGGGCGAAGTCGGAAAGTCTGGAGCTATTGCAAGTTTGGAACTCGGTAAAGGGTTCGGAAACATGATTCAGATTTTTGGCGACCTTGTAGCACCATCGCAAAAAGACCTAGAATATGCGGAAAAAGTCGGCGGTGATATTACAGTTAAAATGAACTCCGCACTCGGTGGCGGAATAAAAGGCTTTGGTAAAGCATTAAATAACCTAATGGATTCTGGTATTCAAAGCGACTTTTTGAAACAAGACGAGAAAATATTTAGCGGTACTTATGTAGAAAACCCGAGCTTGACGAGAACAATCTCGCTTGCGGTTGGTGGCGTTCCGTCAATGGCGGCTTTGGGTGCGTTTAACGCAATGCGCTTGCCTAAATTGGGTTTGTGGGCAATATCTGGAGCGGATGCCTCGGATTCTTATTTTGGAGCGAAAGAGAAAGGAAAATCGACAGCGCAGTCTTTAGGCGTATTCGCAGCGAGTACGGCAGGAACATACGCTTTAGAAAAATTGAGCTTTGACAAGATTTTTGATGAAAAGGTTATCCCGTTCGGAAAAAGATTAGCGACAAGTATTTTGTCTGAGGGAACGACAGAGGGCTTGCAGCAAATCTGGCAAAACCTCGTAAAGAAAATCGGCTATGACGAATCACAAGATGTATTCGAGGGCGTTATCGAGGGAATGATTGGTGGTGCAGGCGGCGGTGCAATCGGTGCGGTATTCGGACACAACCAAGGCAAGACAAGCGTACAAAAGAGAGTAAGCGAAATCCGTCAAAAACTGGAAGATGCAGGCTATAGCCCTGAACAAACAGATGCTATCTTTGAAATTATGGCAAATGAAGTTGCAGAGCATAAAGAAACTGTAGAACAGCAATTCCAAGATAATATAGAAAAGACAAATAAGACTTTGTCGGATGTTGCGGAAAAGTTTAAGCAAATGCCCGAAGAGCAGAGAAACGCCGTTGGCAAAGAGCTTGAATCATTTATGGGAAAGCAACTCGAAAAATTAAAGGGAGTTGTAGACGAAGCCCAAGCCTTGCAAATTGCTAAAATGCAAACAGGGCACGCATTGTGGGTATATGAAGCAACGGGATTATTGCCGAGCCAATACGAAAGCCACATGGCAAAAATCGAGCGAGGGAAATTCGAAAGCATAAGAAATGCAAACCTTGATGGGAAATCTGCTTTTGATTATATCGCTGATAAAAACTTGTTTAACGAGTTGAAAAGACGTGTAAATAAAGAACCAAAAGCCAAGAAAATGAGCGTATTGCAATTCATTAAGGCAAACGGCGGAATAAAAGACGTTGGCGGCGAATTAAAAGCTATGGACTTACAGAAAAAGCACATCGGCATTATAAACAAAAACGCAAAACTCGGACAGGATGATATGGTACCGGCTTTGTGGGAAGCAGGATATTTTATCGACAGCCCAAGTCCAAGCGGAACCACAGGACTAAGAGAAAACGCTTTTGACGAGTACGAACAGGAAAGACCGACAATCGATGATATGTATGGTTTGATTAGGGATGAGTTATTTGGAACAAAACACTACCCTGATGACCCGAACGAAGTACAAAGCGACAACGCCCGTATGATGGATGATATAGACGAAACCTTAGAGGCGTTAGACAGACTGGGCGTAGATATAAGAGGCAAAACAGGCGCAGAACTGGAACAGGCTTTTGATGATGCCGTTAGGGCGTACAATGCAAGAAACAACGCCGATGAATTGCAAAACGAACGTGATTCATTGGTTGATTTAAGCTATGTACCGTTTTTGGATGATGAAGTTCCTTTTCAAAGGGATGACGATATATTTAGCGGTGGTAGAGGCAGAGGATATGTCGGTTATTCTATGTCTGTTAATATGGCAGAGGCGCAAGCAAACAACGAATTACCGGCGAGTAAAGCCGCTAAGGCACTTGGCGTAAGCACACAAGCGATTAAGGAAGTATTACAGCCGAGCGCATGGCACCATGCAAGCAGTTATTATAACAAGGTTGATGTTTATGATATTAACCCTTATTTGGAGTTGAAAGAGGGGAAAGAAATATCGGAAGATTATGATTCTGAACAGGTAAAAGAAAACTGGGAAAAGATGAAGAATTTTCCGAAACCCGATAAAACGACCGAGCAGTTTTACGGAAATGCGGAATGGCTAGAGTGGAGCGGAAGTAGACAGCATCCGAAAGCATCACCTCAAAAATATGAAAATATCCTAATCGAGAAAAAAGGACAGTTCTATACTTTCCACTTGCCGACTGGTGAAGTTGTTAAAAAGAAAATCGGAAGCAACGGTACGAACGTTATTTCTGAGGAACAACTGGCAGAACAAAAAGTAAGGGATGATTTAATAGAGCAAGTCAAAGCTAAAAAGGCGGAGATTTTGAAAAGCTATGTGCCTGAATTTGAACGGTACCAAGCCGAAAACAATCTTAACACACCTGATGAGGCAGAGTTTAATAAGTTTGAACTTTCGTTAAACTCGTCACTCGACCATGCTTATATTGACGGGCAAAAGCCTAAGACAGAATCTAAAACAAAAGGATTAAGAAGATTAGATATTACGGCAACACATTTTGACGATAACAACTTCGCAAATACGACCTATGATGGGACAATCCAAGAGTGGAACGGGGAGAAATGGGAAGACGTAAAGAAAGTAAAAGGAATTAGGCGTGGGGGTGAAACACCTCAAACACTAACCTCACTCGCTTGGCAAAATCAACAATACAGAAACCTTACTAATGCTTTCTCTGTTGAGGATATGCAAAACGCTTTGGCTACT